AGGCCGCGCGCACCCGCGCCGTGATCGTGGCCGCCGACGAGGCCATTGTGTTGGGCGTGGATGTGGCGCGCTTTGGCGACGATCAGAGCGTGATCGCGGTGCGCTGCGGGCGCGATGCCCGAACGCGGCCCTGGGAGACTTATCGCGGCCTTGACACCATGCAGCTGGCCGCGCGGGTCATGGCGGCCTGGCGTCGCACCAGCGCGGTGCAGATCTTCGTGGACGAAGGCGGGCTGGGCGCGGGCGTTGTGGACCGGCTGCGCCAGATGGGCGCGCCGGTTGTGGGCGTTATCTTCGGGTCCGCGCCTGACCATAGCTATATTCTGGAGCGCCCGGTCAAGGTCAAGAACAAGCGGGCCGAGATGTGGGCGGTGATGCGCGAGGCGCTGGCTGGCCTGGCCATTCCGGACAGCCCGAGCCTGGCCGCCGACCTGACCGGGGTGGAGTATGGCTTTACCGCCGCCGATGAGATCATCCTGGAGCGCAAGCAGGATATGAAGAAGCGGGGGCTTGCGAGCCCCGATGAGGGCGACGCGCTGGCGCTGACTTATGCCGCGCCTGTCATGGCCGCTCCCGACTGGGGCGATGATCGCGACCAGACGCCCTGGACCGCCCGGGGCGGTAGCGTGGTGAGCGGATACTAAGCCTTGATCGACCGCCTTGATTATAGCGACGATGACGATGACGGGTTCGATAGCGAGGCAGGACCTGAACCGACTGCGCTTATGGAGGCGTTCGCTGCCGCCGAAGGCGATGTGAGCGACCTGATCGACCAAAGCGAGCTGTCCGCCATCGCCAGCCGCGCGGTGGAGGAGGCCGCGTACGATCGCGAGGCCCGCAGCGCTTGGCAGCAAACGATCAATCGGGCGCTGAAGGCCGCGATCCAGGACGCCGAGCCAAAGACCACGCCCTGGCCGAACGCGGCGAACGTCAAGCACCCGCTGCTGACCGAGGCGCTGGTCCAGTTTGGCTCGCGCGCCTATGGGGCGCTGCTGCGCGATGACCAGGTCGTCAAGCCCAAAGTGTTCGGCGCCGATCCGCAGGGCCTGAAGCGCGCCCGCGGCGAACGCCTAGCCGAGTTTACCAACTACCAGCTTTTGTATCTGTGCGACGAATGGGACCCGGGGACCGACCAGCTGGTCCACATGCTGCCGCTGCACGGCAAAGCCTATCGCAAGATCTTCTGGAACGTGGCGCGCAACCGGCCGGTTTTGGACACGGTGAGCGCCGAGAACGTGCTGGTCCCCAACGACGCAATCAGCCTGGACCAGGCGCCGCGCGTGACCCAGACCTGCAGCTATTTTCCGTTCGAAGTGCGCCAGAAGATCGCCCTTGGCGTGTGGGCGAACCACGAGATCAGCACCACGGGCGATAGCCAGAAGCCGATCCCCTATCTGGAGCAGTATCGCTACGACGACCTGGACCGCGACGGCCTGCCGGAGCCCTATGTCGCGACCATCCATTGCGACACGCACACGGTAGTGCGCCTGGAGCCGGCCTTTGATCCCAGCAAGCTGCGCATCACCGAGTCCGGAGCCGGGGACGCGCTGGTGCGCGATCTGCCCTGGGTGGATTATGACTTCCTGCCAAACCCGCAGGGCGGCTTCCATTCGATCGGCTTTGCCCATCTGCTGGAGCCGCTGCAAGGGACCATCAACAGCCTGATTAACCAGATCTTGGACGCCGGGACCCGCGCCAATATGGGCGGCGGCTTCATCAGCGCCGGCCTGAAGCTGCGGGCCGGGACGGTGCGGGTGCAGCCGGGCGACTACTGGCCGATCAACGCTGCCGGCGACGTGCGCGCGGCGATCCACGAGCTAAGGTTCAACGGCCCTTCGCCTGTGCTGTTTTCTGCCCTTGAGTTCCTGCTCGGCGCTGCCCAGCGTGTGATCGGATCGGCCGAGGTGTTGAGCGGGGACGTGCCGGCGGGCCAAAGGCTTGCCGAGGGCACGGTACTGGCGCTGATTGAGCAGGGGATGCAGGTGCACTCGGCCCTCTACAAGCGGCTCTACCGCTCCGAGCGGCGGGCGCTGCGCCGGCTGTTTGGCCTTAACCGCGACTTTTTGAGCGCCGAGGCCTATGAGCGTGTGCTGGACGTGCCCGGCGCGGACCCGCGCCAAGACTTCGACATGGCCGGCGTGGACGTGATGCCGGTGTCCGATCCGTCCAGCGTGACCGACACGCAGCGGCTAACGCGGGCCAACTTTTTGGCCTCCCGCGTGGCGGCGGCGCCGGGGCTTTACAATGCCATGGAAGTTGAGCGCCGCGTGCTGGAGGCTGCCCGCATCCCCAACGTGGAGGCGGTGTTGCAGGTCGGCCCGAACTCGCAAATGATGCTAGCCCAAGAGCAGGCGGTAGCTCAGATCGGCAAGCTGAAGGCCGAGACAAATGCGGCCGAGGCGCGCGCGGCCCAGGCGTACCAACAAGCGCAAGGAGAAGCCCTTGAACGAGGCGTTCGAACAGGAGAGCTTGCAGGCGTGGTGGGAGGCGCCCCAGGCAGAGCGCTTCCGGGCGGTGCTGCGGCAAATGGCGCTGCAGGCCAGGGCGATTTGGGTGCAGGCGAGCTGGGGTGACGGGCGCTGCGATCCGGTCATGCTGGCCGAACTTAGGAGCGCCGCCCAGGCCTTGGATGAAGTATTGGCGCTGACGCCAGCGGACCTTTACGAGACGAAAGAGGGCGATCATGAGCAAGGTGAGAGCAGCGCGTAGGGCCGCGGCGGCAGCGATGAAGCTGACCGCGGCGAAGGATGCCAAGCACGGCTTTCACCGGCTGGCGCTGGCCGGCTACGCGATTATACCGATCGCGGGCGTGGGCGCGATGTCTGCCGCCAGCGGCCATATCAAGGCCAACGGCATCGACAATTACTTCGACCCAAGCGACCCTAACCCGGTGAAAAGCGCCCGGTCGGCTCAACGCGAGAAGCGCCGCGCGCAGCAATTGTCCGACGATCTGGACGCCATGAAGCGCGGCTATGTGGACGCTCACCATGAGAGCCTGGACCGGGCGGGCCGGGTGCGGGAGGCAGACCGCTACGCCCAGCGCGTCCAGAAAGAGCGGGCCGGCGTGGAGATGGCGCCGCATCAATCGACGCACTATGGCGATCAGCCGGCCAAGGGCAAGCGCCGCTAACCCGGCCTTAACCGACGCGGCGCAGGCCGCACGTCATGACCACGCTGCGCTTCAAGCCCGTTCCGCCCCTTTGCGACCTTGCTCCAGGAATCGCGGCCCTGGAGTTCAACGTGGTTGTGTTTCCGCGCGAGCTGGAGGAAAAGACGTCCGGCGGGATCATCGTCAGCGAAGTGCAGAAGGAGCGCGACGACGAGGCCGCGACCGATGGCGTCTTAGTGAGCGTGTCGCCCATGGCCTTTGCCTTCAGCGAGTGGCCAAAGGATCTGCCCCACCCGGAGCCGGGCGATGTGGTGATCTTCAAGCGCTATGCAGGCGCGCTCGTGTTTGGCGCAGATGGGCGGCGTTACCGGGTGATGACGGACAAGGACATCATGGCCAAGCGCACCCTAATGACGGACGCGGTCAAGCCGGCCTTTTAGCGCAAGTTTAGCGCCAATCCCCGCTGCTATCCGCGCGCCGCGCGACGCATCGACCCTGTGTGTCGCGCCATGATGGCCGCGGGAGCATGGCATGAGCCAGGATTTGGACGACGCCGATGACGGCGAGGAGTGGACGCTTGGCGGCAACGCCGGCGGCGATGATGATGCCTATGACGGCGATGACGCCGACGACGACGTTAAAGACGAGGATGAAGACGAGGACGGGCCAAGCGAGATCGAGCGCTTGGCCATTGAGGCCGGCTGGAAGCCCAGAGCGGCCTGGAAGGGCCAAGGCTGGGTTCCGGCCGATCAGTTCCTGCGCGGCCAAGTGGCGCGATCGCGCAGCCTTGCCCGCAAGGAACGGGAGTTCGAAGACCGAATTGATCGGCTCGACCGCGCCAATGAGGCTGCGCTGCAACAGCTGCAACGCGACATCAAGGCGCGCGTCCAAAGCGCCAAGCGCGCGGTGATCGCCGAAGGCGAGGATGACGCCGCCGAGGTGATCGAGGAGATCGACCGCATCGCAGCCGAGCAGCTAGCCGAGTTGAGCGGGCGCCAGCGCTTTGCCGATGGGCTCAATGGCGGCACGGTGAAGCTCAACGCGCTCGATCAGCAGTTTTTCCGCGAGCATGGCTGGATGTTGGCGGACGATGTCGATCAAGACCTGGCCGATGACGCCTTCGAGCTAGCGCAGAAAACGGTTCAAGCCGTGCTGGAAAAGACCGGCGACATCGGCAAAGCCCACGAACGCGCCGCCGCCGCGCTGCGCCGAGCCTTTCCCCAAGCCTATCAAGCCGAACGTATGCGCGGACGCCGCGCGCCTGATCTTGCCGGCGGCGCCCATGCGGCCCGCAGCGGCGCGCGCGGCGCCAGCTACGCTTTACCGCCCGAGGCCCGCCGCGCCGGCGAACGCTACGTGAAGGAGGGCCTTTATCAAGACATGGACGCTTATGCGCGGGTTTACTTTGCCGAGACCAAGAAAGGACGCGGATGACCGCCAAGACCGACACCACCCGCGCCCGCCCCACGCGGGCCGACGAGACCGCCACGCAGCGCCGCCGCCGCGCCGACTTCGTGGATTATGGCTTCCGCCCACGCCTGTTCGTGGATCATGCCGCGCTCGATCATCAAAATTTTACCTATCGGTGGCTTAACGATGAACCCGGGCGCGTGAAGATGCTGACCACCGCCGATGACTGGGATCTTGTGACCCAGGAAGAGGCGGGCGGGCCGGTCGAGTATGCGTCTGGTTTGAAGACCGATGGAACCGGCCAGCTGATGACCCGCTTGGTCAAAAAGCCGAAGAAGTTTCATGTGGCTGACCAAAGGGCGAAGATCGCCCGCCTGGACGCAGACACGGCAGCGATGCTGGAGGCCCCCCCGGCTGTGGCGGGGCAGGACAATTCCACCATCTACACGCGCGCCGGCGTCAACCAAATCACGGACGGATACTCCCGCGTGACAGGCCAAGCCGAACCGCCCCTCGCGGAGTAAGACATGCCCAATCCCAACATGCCGTTCGGCCTGCGCCCGGTGCGCGACCGATCGGGCCGCACCTGGAACGGCGCGGCGAACGCCTATGCCGTGCTCGCCACCGACGCCACCGCTTTGTTCATCGGCGACCCGGTGCAGCTTGCAGGCTCCTCCGTCGATGGCCGCGCCACCGTAACCCGCGGCACGGCCGCGGGTGGCGCCTTTACCTTGGGCGTGGTGGTCGGCTTCGGGAATGACCCGGTCGCCTTGCGCGCCGGCTTCCGCGCTGCCTCCACCGCCACCGAAGTGCTGGTCGCGGACGATCCGGAGCTGCTTTTTGAGATCCAGTGCGACGACGACACGGTGACCCTGGCCGCAACGGATGTCGGGCTTAACGCCGATCTGATCGCGGGCGTTGGCAACACGGCGCTGCGCACATCAAGCTTCCAGCTTGACACCTCCACCAAGGCCACGACCGCCACGCTCCAGCTGAAGATCGAAGGCATCGTCAATGACGGCACAAACGACATCGGCGCAGTCAACCAGCGGGCGCTAGTGTCCTTCAATCTGCATCAACGCCGCAACACCACGGGGATCTGATTCATGAGCGTTATTACGCGCGCCACGCACCCGGCGGCCTTGTGGCCGGGCATCAAAGGCTGGTTTGGAGCCACCTATTCCGAGTTGGATCAGCAATGGCCCGAGCTGTTTGAGCGGATTGAGAGCGACAAGGCCTATGAGGAGTTCGTCGAACACTCCATGTTCGGCCTCATCCCGGTCAAGCCGGAAGCGCAGGGCATGGTGTTTGACAGCGCCGCCCAGGGTTACACCACCCGCCTGACAAACACCTCTTACGCGATGGGCTATATTTGCTCGCTGGAAGAGATCCAGGACGGCAAATACGAGCGGGTTTCCCGCCAGCGCGCCCAGGGCCTGGCCTTCTCGGCGCGCCAGACGTACGAGACGGTGCACGCCAACATCTTTAACCGGGCGTTTGCCGGCACGTCCCCGATTGGGGACGGTCAGGCCTGGATGTCTGCCGCTCACCCGACCCGCGCGGGCGCGCAATCCAACGTGCTCGCGGTGGCCAGCGACCTCAACGAGGCGGCGCTGTTTGACCTCTCGATCCAGGTCCGCCAGGCCAAGAACAATCGCGGCCTGAAAATCCGCCTGCGGACGCAGCGCCTGATCGTGCACCCGAACGACATGCACCGAGCCGACATCTTGGTAAACTCGGCCCTGCGCTCCGGCACCGGCAACAATGACAAAAACACCTTGCACAAGCTGTTTGACAAAGGGGTCATGGTCTACGATTACCTGACCGACCCCGACGCCTTTTTCATCCAGACCGACGCGCCGATGTCCCTCATGCACGCCGAGCGGATGGCGCCAAGCCTGGAGAAGGACGACGACTTCGACACCAAGAACGCCAAAGCCGGCATCATGTTCCGGTTCCTGGCGGGCGTGGCCGACTGGCGCGGCATGTATGGAAGCCCGGGTGTCTAATGAGCGAGCCCACTAACTTTTCCTCCGGCGTGAGCACCGCGGGGTCCGGCGTGTGGCAATACGCCCCGCGCCCAGACCCGACCCAGGTGACCGAGCTGTTCGACGACTTCCACACGTTCGACACGGCTCAGTGGACCGTGACCGAGACTCAGGCCAGCGCCACCCAGGCGCGCGTCGATGGTCATGGCGGGATCCTCACGCTCACCAACTCGGCCGTGGACAACGACCTAAACGCGATCCAGGCGGCGCGGGAGGGGTTTCGCTTCGCGCCAGGCCGCAAGGCTTGGTTTGAGGCGCGCATTGCCACCTCCAACGCGATCGAGGCTGATCTCGTTGTCGGGCTGCTGATCACCGACACCACGCCGCTGGATGTGACGGACGGGGTCTTCTTCCTTAAGCTGGACGGAGCGACCACCGTTTCGTTCTTCTGCGAGAAAGACAGCCTTCAATCGACGGCGGCCAATGTCGCTACGATCGCTAATGACGTCCATGTCCGGCTGGGCTTCCATTATGACGGGCGCGGCAACTTTCTGGTGTTCGTGAACGGCGTCCATGTGGCCACAGTCACGCCTGGAACGCGGCTGCCGGACGATGAGGATTTAACCGTCTCTTTGTCCGTGCAGAATGGCGACGCCGTCGCGCGCTCGCTCTCCGTGGATTACGTAATGGTGATGATGGAGCGCTGATGCACGGGGTAGGCGGCAATCCCTGGGCGATCTGCGATCGCTGCGGGTGCAAGCGCCGCTTGTTCTCGCTCAAACGCGAATGGACCGGGTTCATGGTCTGCGGCGTCTGCCATGATCCGCGCCCGGCTGAACTGACGCCGCCGGTGGTCGATCCGCGCGAAGGCGCGCCTTTGCCTGGGGCGCGGCCACGCCCGCCGGACGTGTTTTTAACTGACTCGAACCCTGTAAATCCGGAGGATCTGTAATGAGCGCAGTGTCAAAAGCGCGGGCCGCCATCGCCCGCGCGATGCGTGAGATGAAGAAAGGAACGGGCGCCAGCATGGTCGGCGGCGGCGCGCTGAGTGGTCTGGCCAACGAGGACGACCACTATGGCGGGCTTGTGACGGGCGCCCTGATCGGCAGGGCGGCTGGCGCCGGCCCGCAATCCAACTCTGACGCGGCGCGCGCGCGCCATCACCGCAATCAAATCCCCGACAATCACGATTATGCCGGCCCGCAATCCAACCTAAGCTCTAAGCGCCGCAAGCGCCGGGAGTTTTAAGCCATGCCCACGAGCGGCGTGACCACATCGACCATGACGGCGCTAGAGGTCGTGAGCGCCGCGGCGGTGCGCGGGCGGGTGCTGAAAGAGGGCCAGGTCTGCGATCTGGCCCTGTTTGAAGAGGGCCGCCGGCTGCTGAGCGAGATGTTAAAACTGTGGACGCTGGCCGGCGCCAATCTTTGGCGCGACGATCAGCTCGTTGTGGACTTGGTCAGCGGAACCTCAACCTATACGCTGACCACGCGGCCCATGGCGGTGCGCAACGCGCGGCTAATAATTGACGGGATTGAGCGGCGCCCGCTCGCGCCCTGGGGGCGGGATGATTACGACCTCTTGCCGTCCAAGGCCGCGACCGGGCAGCCCACTTGCTATGTGGTGGACCGGCGCCGGGCCGAGACGCGCCTGATTCTGTGGCCCACCCCGGCCAATTCCACCTGGGATCTGATCGTGGGCGTGGAGCGCGTCATTGAGGACGTGACCGCGCCGGGCGAGGAGATCGATGCCCCGCAGGAATGGCTGGGCGCAGTGATCGACAATCTGGGCGTGCGCCTGGCCGATGCGATGGGCGTTGGCCAGGCCGAGACTCGGGCGCTGCGCGAGGACGCCGCGCGCCGGTACGATCTGGTGCAGGGCCACGACCGGGCGGGCCCGGTGAGGTTCGAGATGGTGACCTGAGCGCGGAGGACTGGATGGCAAACGCCGCAGACAAGGCAAAAGCGTTCCTGGGCCTGCGCCCGCCGCGCGGGGAGGAAAGCGACGAGGACTATTATCGTCGCACTGGGCGCGAGATCATGGACCCTTACAAGTCCGCCGCGCTGCGCGAGGAATTGCGCCTGGAGGTAACGGCCCAGCGCGCCTATGCCTCGATCGACAAGGACGAGCGGCTGGCGGCGCTGGCGTTCAGCGCGCCGTTCGAGCGCGTCAAACGCGGCGCCGAGATCATGAAGGCGGGCGATGCGCGCGCGGTGATTGCCGTGGTCAGGCTGCGCAACCCGGAAAAGGCCGACCGGCTGGATGCAGAAGTCAACCGGATGGTTTCGGCGCGCGATCGTGACGTTGACGAGCGGGGTCTCGGCGCGGTCGGCGCGCTAATTGGCGCTGGCGCGGCGCTTGCGATGACGAAAGGACGGGCCAGGGGCGCCCAGCAAAAGGCTGCGCGCGCGCTAAAGGCCATGGGCCTTGGCGCGCTCGGCGGCGCGACTGGCGGATTGCTGGCCAATAGCGGCCCGGGCGTCATGACCGATGGCGATCGGGAAGACATTTCCCGGCTGGCCGGCTATGGCGCGGCAGCGGGCGCGGCGGCCCTGGGCGCGCGCCATGTGGGGCGCGAGATCACCCGCAAGATGGCCGCGCGCGCCATGCAACGGCGGATCGCCGCCGATCCGGTGGATGATAACTTGCCGCTCCTGGACCGGGAGGCGGCAGAGCGCGCCGCGCGCGTCAAGGCAAGCAAGGCGGTGCGGGGCCAAAGCGTCCGCCGTCGCGATCTGCTCGCGCCGGCCATCGCCCATATGGAGCGGGTGGTGGTGGCGGCCGGCGGGCGGCGGCGCCTGACCACTTCGGATGACGTTGGCACGCTGTCCCGGCGGCTGCGCGGGCGGGAGGACGATCCGCGCCTGAACCAGGAGCTGGACGAGCTGGACGCCGACTATCGCCGGGCGCTGGACGATCTTGGCCTGCAGCCGAAGACCGCAATCAATACCGACCGGCCCGACCCGCAGGATCTGCGCGCCCTGGAGGCGCTGGAGGGCGAGGTCAAGAGCGCGGTTGAGCGCCGCGCCGGCATTGTGGCGGCGGTGAACGAGGAAAAGACGGTCGAGGGCGTGGCCAATCAGATCCGTATCCTCGAAGAGAAGAAAGGCGGCCTAACCAGCGATGAGCGGTTCGCCTTGCAGAAGCTTAAAGCCCGCTATCTGATGCTGAAGCGGGAAGAAGGGGCGGCCGTGGCGCGCAGTCAGGGCCGCCGCTCCGCCTTGCGGCAGCGCGCGGAGAACGCCAAGAGCCGCGCGAAAGGCGCCGGCGGCGATGATCTGGCCCGCCGCGCCCATGAGGCGCAGGAAGAAGGCTTTCGCGACGAGCAGCTGCGCCGGGCGCGCGAGACCATCGAGGCCCAGGTCGGGCGGATCAGAACCGAGCGCGCGGTGCTGGAGGCTATGAAGCGGCTGG